ATGACGAGCTAATGAAGCGATCCACGCGTTTTTTATTGGGAGACAGTAAAGAGACCAGGCTGCTCCCGATCTTGTATATGATAGACGATGTGGACAAATGGAACGACATCAACGAGCTGCGCAAAGCAAACCCGAACCTGGGCGTGAGCGTGACGGTCGATTACCTGCTGGAGGAAATCGCAGTCGCGGAAGGATCGCTTTCAAAGAAGGCGGAGTTCATAACTAAATATTGCAACATAAAGCAGAACAGCTCGCTGGCATGGCTGCCGGCAAAACTGGTCGAGGCGGCCTCGGGTGATCATTTGGATTTGAATGATTTCCGGGAGACGTACTGCGTCGGAGGGATAGACCTATCACAAACAAGGGACCTGACATCTGCCTGCATAGTAATTGAGCGGAAGGGCCAGTTATATGTGTTCAGCCACTTCTGGCTGCCGGCAGAACGAATTGATGAGGCAACACAGCGGGACGGCCTGCCATATAACATTTTTTTGCAGCGAGGCCTTCTATCCTTGTCCGGGGACAACTACATCGATTATAACGACTGCTTCGAATGGTTTCGGAAGTTAGTGGATGAGTTTCACATCTATCCATTGATGACCGGTTATGACCGCTATTCCGCGCAGTATTTAGTGAACCAGCTCAAAGGAGCTGGGTTCAAAGTCGATGATATATACCAGGGTGAAAATTTGTATGGCGTCATTCAGGAAACACAGGGGATTCTGGAAGACGGAACCATGTGCATCGGAGACAACGATCTCCTGAAGGCGCACTTGTTAAATTGCGCAATCAAAATGAGCACGGAACGCGGACGTGGCCGGTTGGTAAAACTGACACCGTCCGTTCACATAGACGGAGCTGCAGCATTGTTAGATGCAATGACAGTCCGCCAAAAATATTATGCAGAGCTGGGAGACCGGCTCCGCAATGAGGAATGACATGGGACTTTTTGATTTATTTTTAAAAAACCGGCCGAAAGAACCGGATCCGAAGTTTGAAGGATATTTTAAAATGCTGAACGGCTACACACCTCGGTTTACTTCTTTCGCTGGCGAGATTTACGAGATGGAACAGATCCGGGATGCGATTAATGCCCGGGCAACACACATGAGCAAACTTAAGGTCGAAATCTTGGGAACGGCAAGGCCGCGGCTTCGGACAAAGCTGGAGCATGGACCAAACCAGATCCAGACCTGGTCACAATTTATGTATCGACTGAGCACCCTGCTCGACGTTCACAACACGGCGTTTATTGTTCCGATTTATGACGAATACGGGGAGCCGTCCGGAATCTTTACGCCGTTGCCACACAAGTGCGAGATAATCCAGTTTCGCGGTGTTCCGTGGATCCGCTACGAGTTCGCAGATAAAACACACGCAGCCGTGGAGCTTGAATATTGCGGCATTATGACGAAGTTTCAGTATAAAAGCGACTTCATGGGCGAAACAAACAAGGCATTATATCCGGTTATTGATCTTATCGACATTCAGGATCAGGGAATCAAAGAAGGAGTGAAAAGCGCGGCCAGTTATCGATTTATGGCGCAGCTGGACAACTTCAGCAAAGATACGGACCTTGTAAAAGAACGCAAGAGGTTTTCAGAAGAAAACTTTAGCAAGGACGCAAAGGCGGGCGGACTTTTATTATTCCCGTATAACTACAAAGACATTAAACAGCTGGACATTAAACCGTGGGTTGTGGATGCCGACCAAATGAAGCTGATCAATGAAAATGTATATAAACATTTTGGCGTCAATGAAAAGATTTTACAGAATCAGGCGATCGGCGACGAATGGGCTGCATTTTATGAGGGCGCGATTGAACCGTTCGCGATTCAGTATTCCGAGGTCATGACTAAAATGCTCTTTACGCTGCGGGAGCAGTCCCAGGGCAATGAAGTGATCGCAACAGCAAATCGGCTGCAGTACTTGAGCAACCAGGACAAGCTGAACGTGTCGGCGCAGATGGCAGACAGAGGACTGATGACAAGAAACGAGATCCGAGAGATCTGGAACCTGCCACCATTGCCGGAGCCGATCGGTTCGCAGCTACCGATTAGAGGGGAATATTACAACGTCGGAGAAGGAAACGACGAGGAAGGAACAAGTGATGAGCAATAGAGAAATCCGGGCATTTGACTTTGAAGTCAGAGCGGAAGAAAACGAACGAGGCCATGAGCTGACCGGAACACCAATCGTGTTCGATCAGAGGACAAACCTCGGATGGTATGACGAAATAATCGACCGGCACGCGCTGGATGAAACGGACCTGAAAGATGTCCGTTTTTTAGTGAATCATAACACTGACATGATCCCGCTGGCACGGTCGAGGAATAACAACGAGAACAGCACGATGCAGATGATCGTTGCAGAAGAAGGCATGAACATCCGGGTCGACCTGGACACGGAAAACAATGCAGAGGCAAAAAGCTTATATTCGGCGGTTGAGCGTGGGGACATTTCCGGGATGTCATTCATGTTTATCGTTGATAAGGATAGCTGGGAGGACATCGACACAGATCATCCGACCAGGACGGTGCGGAGCATTCGTCAAGTCTTGGAAGTCAGTGCTGTGACGTTCCCAGCATATACACAGACATCGATTCAAGCACGCGGTATTTCCGACGCGCTGGAGAGCGCAAAGGAATCGCTGGAGAGCGTAAGGGCCGCAAAGCGAGAGATTGAGCTTGCAAAAGAAAAATTGAAATTGAAAGCGAGGGTCAAATAATGAACCTGAAAGAAATGCAGATCGAGGAGCTGGAAGCACGCAAGGCGGAGCTTTTAGAGTCCATCGATTCTCCGGAAATTGACAGCATGGAAAAAGTCGATGAATTACGTTCTGAGATTGAAGCCGTGGATGCAGAGCTGGAGGAAAGAAAACAGATCGCCGCTGAAAAAGCAGAAGTCCGCAAGATCGTTGCAGACGGGGCTGGCGAGGTGATCGAAGAAGTAAAAACCGAAAAAAGAGAGGAAACCAAAATGACAAATGCAGAAATCAGAAACAGCGAAGCATATATTGATGCTTTCGCTGAATATATCAAAAGTGAAAACGATGCAGAGTGCCGCGCACTTCTGACAGAGAACGTCGGCAGTGGCACTGTTCCGGTTCCGGAATTTGTATATGACATCGTGAAGACCGCATGGGAGCGCGAAGGAATCATGAGCCGCGTCCGTAAAGTGTACATGAAGGGCAACCTGAAAGTCGGCTTTGAGATCAGCGGCGATGGAGCCATCGTCCACACCGAAGGCGGCGCAGCAATTGATCCAGAGAACCTGGTGCTCTCCGTTGTTGAATTGAAACCGGTCAGCATTAAGAAATGCGTTCAGGTATCCGATGAAGTCTATGATTTAAGAGGCGAAGAATTCTTACGTTACATCTATGATGAGCTGACTTACCGGATCGCAAAAGCAGCAGCTGGACTGCTTCTTGCAAATATCTTATCCTGCGGCACAGTAAGCACAACCGGACTTCCGGCAGTTCCAAAGGTAGTTTCTACACAGATTACTCTGGGCCTTATTGCATCCGCAATTGCACAGCTGTCCGACGAAGCAGCTAACCCGACAATCATGATGAACAAGCTGACTTATGCAGCATTTAAAGCCGCACAGTATGCAGCTTCCGTTCCGGTTGATCCGTTCGAAGGCTTCGATGTTGTATTCAATAGCGACATTAAATCATTCAGCGCAGCAACCACCGGCGAGTCTTATGTTATCGTGGGTGACCTTGATCATGGCGCACTTGCAAACCTGCCAAACGGCGACGAAATCGAATTTAAATTTGATGACATCAGCCTGAAGAAACAGGACCTCATCGAGATCATGGGCCGCGAGTTCGTGGGCGTTGGAGTTGTAGCACCTAATGCATTTGTAAAAATCACAAAATAATTTCCGCAAGCGAAGGAGGCACGCTTATGAGTAAAGTTATGATAGCAATCCCGTGCATGGATCAGGTGCCGACACCGTTCATGCAGTCAATGGCCATGCTGGCGAAGCCAGGCGAACACAGCTTTGCGCTGGCAAGCCGCACGGGCTCATTGATATACAACAGCCGGAACGACCTGGCACTTCAGGCGATCACGACCGGATTTGACTGGGTTTTCTGGCTGGATTCAGACATGACGTTCCAGCCGGATATTCTGGCACGGATGATGAAGACGGCAGAAGAAAAGAACATCGACTTCCTGTCCGGTCTTTACTTCCGCAGGGTTCAGCCATACACGCCGGTCGCGTTCGATCATTTAGAGATCGATGAAAACGGCGACTGCGAATGGTCAAACATTGAGAAGATTCCGGAGGAATTGTTCGAGGTCAGCGGCTGCGGGTTCGGCTGTGTGCTGATTAAGACATCTGTCCTGGACGCGGTCCGTGAGAAATACGCGGACATGTTCATGCCTGTCGCACACATGGGCGAGGACCTGTCATTCTGCTGGCGGGCGCGTCAATGCGGGTTCCATATCTGGATGGATCCAAGCATTGAGCTGGGGCATGTAGGCTATTCGGTGATAAACCGGAAGTTCTATGAATTTTACTCGAGCGTGCCGGAGCGCGAGGAGGAAAAGAAATGAAAAAAGTGATCGACACATTCATGCACAACGGCATGCCGTTCTTTGCAGGCATGGAGGTGGCGGATGATCCGGAGCTGGCATGGGCTGAAAAAAGAGGCCTGCTGGCTGATATGGATCCGAAACCGGAAACCGAAAAGAAAACGGCAAAGAAAACGGCAGCAAAAAAGAAATGACAACACACGGGATGCGGGCGAAAGCCCGCGTCTTTTTGTGGAGGTAACTTATGAATCAATCTTTATTGACAAGCTTATTAAGTGACGCAAAGCTTCGCTTGCGCCTGCATACAGATGCCTTTAATGACGAGATCAGCGACCTGCTCAATGCGGCTGCTGCTGACCTTATCCGGCATAATGCAGCGCAGGCTGGACAGTTTGACAGCGAAGAACTAGACCCGTTGATCAAGCGAGCTGTTCTGACATATGTCCGCGCCTTCTTCGGTGATCCGGAAGATCCGGAGCGGCTGAAGGCTGACTATGATGACCAGAAGGCAATGCTGATGACTACAACAGGTTATACAGACTGGGGGGACATTGATGGACAGATCTGATGTGATTGCTCTGATCGATTTCAGGCACGTACAGAAAGATGACGGCACATTTTATTCGCCGGAGGAAACGCTGGCAATCGCCGGCATCGCCATCGTGGGCCGCGCAGTCGTTGGAAACCCGAAGGAAGTCTTCTGCCAGGTAAGGTCCATCACACAGACCGAGTGGTTCAATGCTGGGCGGAACGGTATCGAGCATCCGGCGTTCGTATTCGTTATGAATCGCAACGAATATGCAGGCGAGGAAGCCGTTATATATAACGGCCAACGATACGGCGTTTACAGGACATACATGGCTAAAAACGAGAATCTGGAGCTCTATTGCGAAGCGAAGGGAGGACTTCATGCAGGTTCAAAAAGTAACGCCTGACGCATTCGCAGATGCAGTGCGGAACCTGATGGCAGAATACGGTGAAGAAGTCGGCCAGAGCGTCAAAGAAGACGTGAAGGACATCGGCAAGGAAACCGTCCGGCTGGTGCATCAGAACATTGATGCTGCAGGCATTGGCGGGCGTAAATACCGTAAGAGCTTCAAGGACACGGTAACAAAGGACACAGCCTGGATCACGACCGTGGAGATCCACAGCCCGAAGCATTACCGGTTGACACATCTGCTGGAGTTCGGACATGTGGTGAAGGTCAAAGGGAAAGTTGTGGGAGCTGCCCGTGCTTATCCGCATCTGGCAACCGCAGAAACTGAAGCAGAAGAACTGCTTGGAAAGAAGATCGCAATTTCAGTGAAGGGGTAAAAAATGACACCGAAAGAAATACAAACAATGCTGAAGGCATCCGGAATGCCGGTTGCTTATCTGGCATTCCCAGCGGACCAGTGTCCTGCAATGCCGTTCGTGACATGGCAGGAAACAGGATCCAACAACGTAAGTGCAGACGGGGTCGTCTATCAGCCTGTGCGGTCTATCCAGGTGGATCTGTTCACAGCTGGGAAAGACTGGGATGCTGAAACGGCACTTGAAAACGCATTGAGCGGGCTTTTCTGGAACAAGGTCCAGACGCTCGAAGATGAAGAAGCTTGTCAAAGATATACATACACCTTTGAGGTGTTAGGAGGAAACAATGGCGAACAAAGTTAAATACAACTTAAAAAATGTGCATTACGCTGTTGCAACGACCGGCGGATATAGCACTCCGGTGGCTATTCCAGGAGCCGTGAACCTTACCCTGGATCCACAGGGCGAGGATTACGTCTTCTATGCTGACGGCATCCGTTATTTTGAATATCACACAAACAACGGATATTCCGGCACGCTGGAAATGGCTATGATTCCGGAAGGCTTCAAGACTGCTGTCCTGGGTGAAGTCCTGACTGGCGGAAAAGTCTGGGAGATCGATGATGTCCAGATCGTGAACTTCGCTCTGGGCTTCCAGATTGACGGTGACGAGAAGGACAACCTGTTCTGGTTCTACAACTGCTCCGCTTCCAGACCATCTGTTGATGGAGCAACAAAGGAAGACAGCATCACAGTCCAGACGGAAACGCTGACATTCAGCAACAGTCCGGATCCGCGCATCACGATCAATGTAGATGGAAAGGCAAAACATCCGGTGAAGGTGCGCAACGCATCCACCAGCACGACCACAGCAACGCAGTGGTTCACAGCGGTTTACACATCATAAAGACAAAGCGGGGCCTGCGGGCTCCGCTCTTTCTTTGCATTTTGAACGGAGGCAAAAATGATAGAGAAAAAGATCATTATGGACGGACGTGAGGTTCCGTTTAAAACATCCGCGGCACTCCCGCGGTTATACCGGCAGTATTTCAGTTCGGATATTTTCATTGACCTGAACAACATCCGGACCAAAGTCGGAAAGAATAAAAAAGCAGAGCTGCCACCAACTGCACTCTCAACGATCGAGAACCTGGCATACTGCATGGCCAAACATGCGGATCCATCTATCTCGGACAGTGTAGAGGAATGGCTGGCGCAGTTTTCAACAACAACGGTTTACATGGCGGCACAGCAGATCATGGAGATGTGGAACGAAGAACAGAAAATGCTCTCAACGCCAAAAAACCGGCAAGGCCGATAGACCGTGAGTTCAACACAGGTTTATTCCATCTCCGGGCTGTTCAGCTTGGATTGTCTATCGGCGACCTGGAATATTTATCAATCGGCATGGTCTATGACATGCTGGTTGAGCGACAAAACGACAGTTACGATTATCCGGTTGTGGCAACACAGGCGGACATTGATAGGTTATAGAAAATTATGGCAGGAACAAAGATCCGAGGCATAACAATCGAATTAAGTGCAGATGCTTCCGGCGTACAAAATGCGCTGAAGGATGTCAACAGCACATTAAGGACAACACAGTCTGATCTGCGGGACATTGAGAAGCTTCTGAAGCTGGACCCGACAAACACAGAGCTCCTGGCACAAAAACAGGATGCGCTGGCAAAAGCCCTGGACGCAACCAGGAACAAGGTCGAAGTCCTGCACCAGGCAGAAGAAGACCTGAAGAAGCAGATGGTGGACGGCGGAACTGAAGAACAGCAACGTCAGCTTGCCGCTCTACAGCGCGAGATCGTGTCCACAGAGGCCAACATGCGCAAGTATGAAGGTCAGCTGGAGGAGGTCAGCAAAACGTCTGAAGACGTAGCTGACAGCACGCAGAAGGCAGAAAAACACACAGCGTCCTTCGGTGAAACAGCAAAGAAGGCAGGCGCGATCGCGGCAGCAGGATTTGCGGCTATTGCGGCAGCAATGGTCGCAGTGGTCAAAGGGCTGGCAGATCTCATTACTGATACGGCTGAATATGGCAACCAGGTTGACAAGATGTCCCAGAAGATGGGAATGACCGCGGAAGCTTATCAGGAATGGGATTTTATTATGCAGCACTGCGGAGCTTCAATGGATTCTTTAAAGAGCTCCATGAAGACGCTGGCCACAGCTGCAGAAACTGGAAACGCGGCGTTTGAAAAGATCGGACTATCCCAGGAGCAGATCGCAAACATGTCCCAGGAGGACTTGTTTGCTGCAACAATCGCAGGGCTCCAGGATATTGATGACACAACAGAACGGACTTATCTGGCGAGCCAGCTGTTAGGAAGAGGCGCAACAGAGCTCGGACCGCTGCTGAACATGACAGCAGAAGAAACGGCCGAAATGCGTGACCGTGTCCATGAGCTGGGCGGCGTGATGTCCGATGAAGGCGTGAAGGCGGCCGCACAGTTTGAAGACAGCCTGCAGGATTTAAAGACAGCATTCTCCGGAATAAAGCGTTCGTTGGCCGGTGAATTTCTTCCAGGCGTGACAAAGGCGATGGACGGCTTCACGCAGATCCTGATCGGCAACACGGACGAAGGCATCGCAGCGATCAAAGAAGGCACGGACGAGATGATCCAAGTGCTGAACGAAATGCTGCCGACATTCATCGAAGTGGGCGGCGAGGTCATCGTGAACCTGCTGACAGGCATCGTGGAGAACCTTCCGAACCTGATCCCAGCGATCATCGATGTGGTGCTGAAGATCGTGGACACGCTGATCGAGAACCTTCCGCTGATCATTGATGCGGCAATCCAGATCATCATCGCAATTATAAAGGGCATCGCTGAAGCACTTCCGGACTTAATCCCGAAGATCGTGGAAGTGGTGCTGACAATCGTGGAAACATTAATCGACAACATCGACCTTCTGATTGAGGCGGCAGTCCAGCTGATTGTCGCACTGGCGATCGGACTGGTGAAGGCGATTCCGGTGCTGATCGAGAAAGCTCCGGAGATCATCGCAGGCATCGTGACCGGACTTGCGGAAGGTGTCTGGGAAATGATCCAAGCAGGCTGGGATTTAATCAAAGGACTGTGGGAAGGCATCAAACAGGGTGCTGTATGGCTCTGGGAGAAGGTCAAAGGCTGGCTGTCCGACTTATGGGACGGCATCAAGGACTTCTTCTCCATCAGCTCGCCTTCCAAGGAAATGGCATGGGTCGGCAAGATGCTCACGGAAGGACTTGCTGAAGGTATTGAGGACAATGCGGACAATGCGATCAATGCGGCAACTGACATGGCGAAGGGAATCCTTGGAGCTGTGGAAGCGGTGGACGGCACAACAGTCGGCATCAATGCTGCAGTGAACGGCACGACAGGCGCAGGACTTGCAGGTTCTGCTGACACGGCATCCGGAAACATCAGCACGCAGAACAACGAGTTCACGATCAATGTCTATGGCTCGGAAGGACAGAACGTGAATGTCCTTGCTGACGAGGTCATTGACAGGATCCAGAGGACGATCATCAGAACGGAGGCTGTTTATGCGTAGTACATTTACATTTAATGGACATAAATGTGACGAGTTTGGCATTTATATCTCCAAGAAGCCGAACATCAACAGGTCACAGAGGAAGTTCCAGTCCGCATCGGTAGCAGGCAGGAACGGCAATATATATCAGTTTCAGGACGCATGGGACGAGGTCGTGGTGACTTACGACATCTTTGCAGGCGGTTATGAACAGGGCGATGCTCCAAGGGATTTCACAGCGATCATGGAATGGCTCAATTCCGCTGACGACTATGCAAGGCTGGAGGATTCCTTTGACGAGGATCATTACAGAATGGCGGTCTTTGTCGATGCCACGAACATTGAGCAGAAATGGTATTCCACAGGACAGGCACAGATCAAGTTCCGATGCAAACCACAGCACTATCTGGTGGGTGAAGTGGTGTCGGTGGAAGATGGCGACAGCATCACGAACCCGACAAACCACGTTGCGCTCCCGATCATCACGATAAAAGGGAACGGCGCAAGGAATGAGCTTGACCTGAAGAACAGAACGCTGATGGATGGACCAGTGCAATATCCGGCAGAAGGCAATCTTAAATTGTTTTTTACTCTGGATTCTGAAGATCAAACCGCATTTTTGCAAAAATGGGACGATAGACCGAATTTCATCACAGTAGTTGGCACAGGAAGCAATGCCGGAAGCATAACGACAATAGGAAACACAAACGGAAACCTTGCATTCACAACGGCAGATAATTCGTATGGCGTTGGCATTCTGGAAGAAGCACAGCCAAATGTTGATTATACGATTTCGCTGACTGCGACAAAGGCTGGAAAGCTGATCATCTGGTTTGCCGAACCGAGTGGCTATCACAACATCATAGGCAGTGCAGAAAAAACATTCGCAGCAGGAAGCGGTCGTTCCTTCACATTCACAACACCAGTGGAGTGCGGATGTATTCTGGTCGGATTTTTCGCAACAGCTGACACATCAATAGCATTTTCCAATATCATGCTTGCCAAAGGGACAACACCAAGACCGTTCCGTCCGCTTACAGCTGACACATTGAATAAGGTTCAGCTCGGTGATACGATCCTGCAGTTTAACACAAACGGATTCGGCGAGGCGGTCATTAACTGCGAGCGTGAAGACTTTGAGCTGGATGGTTACAGCAACAATATGGCTGCAAGCGTTCTGGATCAGTACGGCAATCTTGCTGTTGATTTTCTGCGACTGGTCAAAGGCGACAATGCAGTGGCGGTCAGCGGTGATATTGATTCGGTGATGATTGACCCACGCTTCTGGGAATTGTAGGAGGTGGTTTGAATGTTTCCTACGATTCATGATTTCACAGGCAACAGCCTGAACACGCAAGGTTATGGAGCTTTATCCGACTGCATCTCCTGCGATGTCACAGAGGAGCTGAACGGCGGATTCACACTGGAGATGGAATATCCGCTGAACGGCATTCATGCGGAGTATCTGGCGACTGGCAACATCATCATGGTGAAGCCATCGCACAATCAGGGAAAACAGCCATTCCGCATCAGCCAGATCAGGAAGTCCTTTGCAAATAACATCAAGGTCTATGCAAATCACATCTGCTATGACATGGCAGGATATTACATCAAAGGCTCATATTCACGGAACAGCCTTGCAGACCTGTTCAGCCTGCTGAACGGATGGACATGGACTGGCGACAGCCCACTGGCACACGACTTCAGGTTCTATGCAGACTTCACTTCTTCCGCCTACTTCGTTATGCCTGAAAAACAGACATTGCGGAGCTGGATGGGCGGACAGGAAGGCAGCATTCTGGATGTCTATGGCGGCGAGTGGGAATATGACACTTTCAACTGCTTCCTGAAGGAACGGCGTGGCAGTGACACAGGCATCCGCATCAGCTACGGCAAGAACCTTGCGGAGTATGAGAAACAGAAAGACTACAACGATGTCAGCCATGTCATTGCGTTCTGGGAGAAGGACGAAACCATCGTATTCAGCGATGTCGTTCCGACTGGCATGAACTGTCCGTTCAGGACTGTTTACTATGACGCTTCCAAGGAATACGAAAATCAACCGACAACGGCACAGCTCAACAGTTCAGCGAACGCACAGATCGCTCTGCTGAACCCTGCGGCACAGACCATCACTGTCACGCCTGCACAGATCGGGAATGATGTCATCGGTCTTGGTGATTCCGTTCTGGTGTGCTATGAATCAGTCTTCCAGACAAGGGTGATCAAGACAGTCTGGAACGCACTGGCGGGAAGGTACAAGGTGCTTCAGCTCGGAACAAAGAAGGCGAACATCGCAGACACGATAAAGTCATTGGTAAATTAGGAGGAATCAAATGGCATACACATATACAGACTTAACAGTCAAGCTGAAGATAGACCCTGTCTGGCTTGCAGATTCAGCAACAGTCTTCGTGGCGATCCAGCCGCAGAACGGCGAAACAGTGGAAGTGGAAACCAGTGACTTCAATACGACATCTGGCGTGATCACAGCAACACTGACACAGACGGAAAGCTCCAAGCTGTTCGGTTGGTGTCGGGTTCAGGCAAACGGCTTCCTGAACGGCGAACGCTGGGCGACAGAAGCCAAGAGGATCTATATCGAGCAGAACACGATTCGGAGAGTGATCGCTGATGAATAGAAGACGCATCATTCCGATGGAACTGGTCGCACTGCTTCCTGTTATTGAGATGGAAGTGGAATCGGTGACGGCGGAAGTCGTGGCGGTCATTCCGGAGGTTGAGATAGAAATTGAAACGATCCCGATGGAGCTGGAGGCAGAGGACATCGTTGCTCTGGTTCAGCTGTCTTATCGGGAAAATGATAGCGCAATCGCAGGACTTGCCATCGCTGGCTTGGCAATCGCAGGTAATTTTTAGGAGGAATAAACATGGCATTAAGCAAAGTAACTTATGTTGATGGCGTGACCATCATTGGAGCAAAGAACCTGAACGACATTCAGGACGAGCTTATCAGACAGGGCGAACAGCAGGCAGCAGATGAAGAAGCAACAGCAGCCGCACTCGCTTTGAAGGCTGACAAGTCAACGACTTACACAAAGACCGAAGTCGATTCTGCGCTTGCGTTGAAGGCAGATAAAAGTGACACATATACCAAGGCACAAATGGACGCTTCCCTTGCACTGAAAGCGGACAAGTCCGACACATACACGAAAGCGGAAGTTGATGCTTCTCTGGAGCTGAAGGCAGACAAGGCCGAAACCTACACCAAGGCACAGGTCGATTCCATGATACAGGAAGCCGTTGAGGAAGCGGTCAAGGAATCCGAGTACAGCAACTTTGAAATGAAGTCCGTCAGCGGTGACTTCATTCACATCACAGACGGAGCAGGACTTATCCCTGTGAAAGACTTAAAAATCGGCATTGATGCCGTTCAGGACTTGCATGGCTATGACGCTCCGTGGGTCGGTGGCGCAGGAAAGAATGTTCTCCCACCTATTTTATTTGGCGAGGTAAGTAGCATTGAATCAAATGGTGTTACGCTTACGATTGACAATCAGAAATTCAAATTTGTAGGAACTGCCTCAAACGGTGGTGGTCGTTTGACCTTACGCACCATTAATTTTGATTTACCAGCAGGAACTTATATCATTTCTTCTGACTACTCAGGAAGTTTCTTACCTGCGTTTATTCAAGATCAAAGCAATAATATCCTTGCAAGAACAGGTGGTGGCGGTAGTGACACAGTAACGCTTACCGAAACAACTAGAGTTTTTGTAGGGTTTAACTTGACAGAAGGACAGGTTTACAACACCACAACAACTGTAATGATTCGCAAGTCCACAGATACGGACGAATGGCAGCCATACGCCAACATCTGCCCTATCAGCGGTTGGACAGGGGCAAAGGTGAGCGTGAACGGTGTCAACCAGTGGGACGAGGAATGGGAAGTCGGTGCAATTAATTTATCGACAGGAGCAAATCAATCAAGTTCCACAAATATTCGCTCAAAAAATTACATACCAATCAAACCAAGTACGGATTATTACTTCAAGAAAAAAGGTGGTTCAAGTGGAGCACCTATATATTATGTCTATTATGATAAAGACAAAAATCGGTTGGCATCAAACTCCATAGCAACTTCTTCGGTTGGAGCAGTTATTACCACACGAAGCGATGCACATTATATTCGGTTCTATGTTGGCGATGCTTATGGCACTACATACGGAAATAACATCTCCATCAACTATCCGTCCACATACACGGACTACCACGCATACGATGGAAAGACCTACGAAGTCACATGGGAAGATGAAGCAGGTACGGTCTATGGTGGTACGCTTGATGTGACAACTGGGGAGTTGGTGGTGGATAAAGCAAGTAAAGATATGGGAGATATTGTTTGGAATAAACTGTCCAATGGAAAGTTCTATTCCAACGAAATTGTTGGGGCAAAAGCAGGAAGTTCGTCTGGTGGCTATGATACATTTATTTGCTCTGCGTACAAGGTTGAAAATGTTGCTGGTGTTGGCTCATTGCCTAATGGCTCCGCGAGCATGGACACAGGCAGACACTTACAAGTCCATGACGATACTTATACAGATGTGTCTGCATTCCAGACAGCATTAGCAGGACAGACTGTCTGCTACGAACTAGCCACTCCTGTTTCCTACACTATTGACCCAACCGAGGTGCTTACGCTTCTTGGAGAGAACAACATCTTCGCTGACACAGGTGCGGTCGAGGAGTTGATTTATAGAATCAGCAGGCAATGAGGTGACAAAAATGGAAATTGATCTTAATCGAACTGATGTTGAAATTAGTCGCACAGATGTCAGCAAGGTGATTGAATCATACAGAAAGCATGGCGAGTGGATCAAGATTGATAAACGTGGCAAAAATGTTCAATGCTCAAAATGCGGAAATACATTGGATTTGCGTGGAGTAAATGCAGGCAGGGGAGATGCAAACTATTGCCCGAACTGTGGGGCGGATATGAGAGGTGACATAAAATGAAATTCTTTAAATCGAACGAATGGCAGTGGCGACTGCTCCGCACGATCGTGCAGGGAATCATCGGATTCCTTATCGCAAACATCGACCTGCTGTTCGCTAACTTCAGTATGGACGCAAACACGAAAGCCATCATTGTGGGAGTGACGATGGCTATTTTATCGCCAATTATGGCAGAAATCGGAAACAAGAACACAGAAGAAAAGCGGGACTAATGTCTTCATAACATCGTCCCGCAAAAGAATAATTCTTTTTCTCACTAAAAATATTATACCACATTCAAGGTGAGAAGAAAACAACAGAGGAGAAGTAAATGGACACAGCTATCATCGTCAGCATTATTTCAGGGATATTTACACTCGCAGGAACTATCATCAGCGTGGTCGTTGGATTCAGCAAGGCATCACAGAAAGCGGCGATTCAGCAGGCTGTCACTGACACGAAACTGGACGAGCTGACAAGGGAAGTACGCAAGCACAACAACTTTGCGGAACGGATGCCAGTTCTGGAGGAGCAGATAAAAGTGGCGAACCATCGGATCGCAGATCTGGAAGCAAAGAGCAGATAAGCTCTTTTTTTAATGGGAACGCAATCTCCGCTCATAGCGGGTGGATGCTGGGTGTTTGCGTGGGACAGTGCAGAGGGATAACTGTTCAAAAAAACGAAATTGGAGGTACAAAACATGGCAAGACTTAAAGTCGCTGACCTTATCAAAGGTCTGAAATATGTTGAAGCAAACAGAAACACTTTTTACTCAAATCAATTTCCGTATAACTGCGGATATATCCATGCGAATGGCTATCAGTCCTATGACTGCATCGGTCTGGTGAAATGCCCGATCAATGAGCCTGACATCTTTTACAAGACGGCTCCAGTCGGATATTTCGTCACGCCGAATAAAGTCATCCCAGATACAACAGAACTCGGACTGCTCAATCTCTGCACAGAGGTGTCCTACAATTTTGAAAAGATCGCAAAGGGCGAATATCTTTACATGAACGGACATGGCGCATGGTATGTCGGCGAGTTCACTGATCCTTCTGGCGTTGTGAATGTCATTGAATGCACTCCTGCGTTCGGAGGCGGAGTTGTCACTTCCTACGTTGATTCGTTCGGTTTCAGGTGGAATCACAAGGGCGGTTATCAGGCAGGTAGATGGGAAGCTCATGGTAAGCTGTCCAAGTACATCGAATACGAAGACGAAAAGCATCTGGTCTGGAAACATGAGTGGCATCTTTATGATGGCGATAAAGAGCTGACTGGATGGCAGAAGGTCAATGGCAAGTGGTATTTCATGGACGACAGAGGCGTGATGCTGACAGGGTGGCTCAAAGATAAAGGCAAATGGTATTACCTTGAAGAATCTGGAGCAATGAAGACAGGCTGGCTTCTGGATAAAGGCAAATGGTATTACCTGAACCCAGAGAACGGCGAAATGTTCACAGGCACTCATGTGATCGATGGCAAGACCTACACCTTCGATTCTTCCGGTGCTTTAATTTCCTGATATTCACGCGGACGGCTGCTTCTTATTTTTGATTCGTGTGCCTCCGTAAATAACCTTTTTCAGATCACTTGCAGCTGTCCGCTGAATATATACTTTTCTCCTTATTAAGGCTCGTCAGTTTCCTCACGGCTGGCGAGCCGCTTTTTTTATGCTTTTGAAAAAGTGTGTCACAGTTTTGTCACAGATAAGCCCGTAAACCCTTATGAATACTGGGCGGACAACTTGACTTTTAATCAAGTTGTCCGGGGTTCGAATCCCCGCACGCTCATGGCAGTAAACAAGCGGTTTTCCTTGAATTACCAGGGAAAACCGCCTTTTTTGTAGGTTGTGATTCTTTGCTATTATTTTCTATTCTTTTTGATTCCTATGTCACAGATTTGTCACAGCTGCCAGGTCCTCGCGTTCCGGATCAATATGCGAATATGTCCGGATAAAGATCTCCTCGGAATGACCGAGCAACGCGGCGGCCTGTTTTGTAGAAATGGATCCACGCTGGCAAAGGTAATACAGATCGGTGGCCTTTCGATGCCGGAAGGAATACATGGTCACGCCAGACAGAAGGTTCAGATTTTTATTCCCGCCTAAAGATTCATTCCAGCGTTTCAAAATACGGGCCGTCATTTTAGTATAGGAGCTTTTCGTGTGCTGGGTATTGTCCTGCTTGCTGAATAATAGAAAACCCGTATTTTCGCGAAAATAGCGAGCCAGTTCGGAAGTTATTTCATTTGGAATCGGAACGTCGCGGTCCTTTCCGGTTTTAGTACTTTTTACACCAACAGATCCGGACGCAAGCTCCAGGGCTTTATTAATATGCAACACTTTTTTGTGCAGATCAAAATCGGACGACTGCAGCGCGAGAGCTTCAGCAGGACGAAGACCGAAGTGACGAAGGACCAGGACAAACATGCGGTCCTGCGGATCCAGGACAGCACGATCCAGCGCGTCGAGTTCCGGAGTTGTTAGAAGCCTGATCATTTTGTGTTGGCCTTGCGGAATAACGAGATTATCTGCAGGGTTCCGGAGAATGATTCCATCCGCAACCGCGGTCCGGAATACCTGGCGCAACGTGTCGGCTACTATTTTAGCAATACGCGGGGTTTTCCAGGTAAGGTTTACCAGTTCTTGACAGGTTGTTTTTGTAACGGATTTTAGCGGATATCGGTCCAGATTTGCGCACTTCTTCAAAGCGTTTATATACATATTTCGCGTTTGAGTAGAACGGTTCGATTTATATGCAGTAAACCACCTTTGAGAATACTCGCCAAACGTAACGTCGGAAATATTAGGCGTCAGCTGATACTCCAGTTTTAAGTGATCTTTTTTTTCTTCCAGTTCGCGCAAGGAGTTTGCATGAACCCACTTCCGGATCCGCTTTCCGTTTATATCAAAACCAAGACTGACCTGCTTATTATATTTCATCATTTCCTCCTGTATTTCTCATTCCCAGCAAGGTCCCGGGCATATTCCATTAATTTTTCGCGGCCTTCTTTGTTCAGATCATAAAGCAGCATTTTTAGCTCGTTCTTTTCTTCCTGCAGATCAGGATCCGGCTCCTGCGGGACATCATAGCCCATAAGCCAGACCGGAGACACGTCCAGGGCTTTACTTAATATAAATAAACGTTTGCTTCGAGGTTCCGCCTTTCCGGAAACATAATGAGATAAAAGCGATTTGCTAATATCGATATTATATTTTTCAGCATAATGATGACACCGGTCCAGGATATCCGTCTGAGTTGCGTTGTTTTCGTCCATCCACTGCTGGAGCCGGAGCGCGGTTGTATATTCTCTTTCGTATGGATCCATAATTAAACCTCCTTCTTTTGAAGTAATAGGATTGTAACCCCTTTATTTAATATATTCAACAAAAAGTTTAAAAACAATAAACTTTCCCCTTGCAATTTCAAATACAGCATAGTAATATTTGAGTTGAAAAAAATTATACAAAGAAGGGAGGCGCACAAATTGAGCAATTTAATGCTAAAGGGACGGATCGTTCAAAAATATGGTTCTTTGAAAAACTTCATGGGACCGATTGGGCTTTCGTACCCTACAATTATCGGGAAACTCAACGGTTCAACGGACTGGACGGTTCCAGAAGTTCAGAAAATATGCCGGCTTTTAGAAATAGAACCGAAGGACATTCCTGATTATTTTTTTAGCCAGGAAGTTGAAAAAAAGTAAACTTGGAAGGAGAAAACAATGGAGAAAAAACTGAAATATTCATGCTGCATTAAGGAACAACTTTCGATCGCAGAAATTGAAGAAGCCCTGCTTGATTATTTCGAAGTAGAAGAACTGGACGATGGCGGGTGCTATATCAACGAAAAATGGTTCAGCCTGAAAACAGTCATGGAAGCAATAACAGATTGCATTTAAGGAAGGAGGAAACATGAAAAAACAAGGAAAGAAACCGAGAAGGGAAACGCAGGCGGAAATGATTTATTCATACGTTCAAATGAACGGCCAGATCAATCCGGAGGCAGCGTTCCTGCATTTAGGAATCACAAAGCTGGCGACCAGGATCAGCGAGATGATCAGAAGCGGAAAATATACGGTCAAAAAAACGCCGCGCAGCTATACCGACAAAGATGGCAGAAAAGTCCGTTATATGGAATACAGCCACATTGTAAAGAAACGGAGGCCAAAAAATGAAAGTAAATAAAGACGAAATGCTGGCCACCATCGAATCCGTGATCCGGATGGACAAAAGCCCGATCAAACGCCTGGAATGGGACGAGTTCAAAACCACCGTGAAGATGTTTAATGGCATGGGAAGATGCGTGGAGGCGGCTTACATCGGAGCCAGCAGTCCGGTGAACATTATGCTCATTGTTGCGGCAAGAGCATCAGCACTGAAGGGAGGAAGATGATGAAAAAAAGACAGTTAAGAGACTGGGTATACATCGCAATGGCAATCGGTGTGATCCTGGTCGGGATCATAGCAGGCGGCATGATCGATGCCGGGATGTTTTGAAGGCGGTCATGTCCATCGCGGAATTAGTAGCAGAAGGATTTCCGGAAACAGAACTGCGGGAAATCGCAAAAAGTAAAGACTTCCCAGAAATAGGGTTCCGCGGTGAGAAAAAGCGATCAAAAATTTATTTTTACACAGAGAAATTAAAAAAGCATTTAGAGAGGAGAACAGAATGGCAATACCAGTGTTAATTATAGGAAAATCAGGTTCCGGGAAAACAACGGCAATGAGAGGGTGCGTTGATAATCCACACTGGAACCTGATCAGCGTCCTGGGAAAACCGCTCCCGTTCCGGGGCAAAATTCCGCAGGTTATCTCCGATGATTATCGCACAATCATGGCCTGTTTGTCAAAGTCGGAGGCAGAAAGCATCGTGATCGACGATGCCGGTTATTTAATCACGAATATGTTTATGAAAGAACACTCCTCGACCGGAGGTGGAAACGCGGTCTTTGCTTTTTATAACAAGATCGCGGACCACTTCTGGAACCTGATCGAGTTCATCCGGCGGCTTCCAGAGGAAAAGATCATTTATGTGCTGATGCACGAGGAACAGAGCGACTTTGGTGACATCAAACCAAAGACGCTCGGGAAACTACTGGACGAGAAGGTCTGCGTGGAAGGCATGTTTACAATCGTCCTCCGGAGCATTCAGGAAAACGGAAAATATTATTTCATCACGCAGATGAAGGACGGAGCGGTCAGCAAGTCCCCGATCGGCATGTTTGAAGACGTAAAGATCGACAACGACCTGCAGGCAGTCGACGACGCGATCCGGAAATACTACGAAATCGAGGTGGCAAAATGAGTTACATTATCACGCGCCGCCAGGAGGAACAATATCAGATCTATTTTGATGTAGGCGACATCTATGGCATTGGCAAGTTTAAAACAAACGAGGACGCTGGCCTTTGCGACCTTCCAATGGTCTTTGATGACCTGGACATTGCAGCCGCAAGAGCAAGGCGGGAAAAAGAACAGGATCCGAGCTGGGTCTATATGGTGAGTTTTTATGACAGATGAAGGAGCTTACAACTTATTAATCGCAATAACGGAGCGAGCCTATAAAGATTATGTCATCGGGCTGAAGCTTATGCGGACGGACTTCCGAAAGAAGACACACCACGTCGAGCTGATGATGGGCTACTACGAAACGGCGCGGATTTTCCTGGAAGACACACAGATGGGTGATTATTTAATAGGCAAAGCAGAAATGGAGGTAAAAAACAATGATACAGAAACCAAAAAATTACGACACTATTCAGGTTGGTGGAGGCGAGAGTTTAAAAGCCGGCGGACATAAATGCGTGATCAAGATGCTGGAGGAAGCAACATCTAGCAAAGGAAACCAGATGCTGATCATCTCATTTGACACGGCAGACGAGGACATTCAGCCGCACTTCTACATGGACAGATACCTGAATGACACAAGAGCTGATAAAAAATGGGGCGGCCGCTTCTACATCGTGACCGGCGGCGAATACGGTCCGGCAAACCTGAAGCGGTTCTGCACAGCGGTTGAGGATTCAAATGACGGATTCCAGGCATGGGACTTCTCCGGTGCGCTCCGGATGGATGCGTTCAAGAATATGAAGGTCGGCCTGATCTTCCGCAAAGAGGATTACATCGCTGACGATCATCAGCTCCGGACGGCCACAAAGGGCTTCAGGTGGTGCAATTATGAAACAGCCTATGAGCAGAAGGAACCGGAACGAAAAAAGCTGCCACAGAGCGAATCTGCGCTTCAGGCGACCAATCCCGCAGACGCTGACATGGGATTCCTTAATGTCCCTGCTGACGCTCTCGAAAACGAAGGGCTCCCGTTCAAATAGAAGGAGGCGCAAGTATGGGAATTGATTATAACAAAACGAAAAAACAGCTTCGTTTTTGTTCCGAGCTTATGGAACGATTGAAAAATGATATTGATAATTCCACTCTTATCGCGAGTTATGGCCTCGAAAAAGCAACGAGATTTAGGGCCGACATCAGAAGACTGCGGCGAGAGCTTCAGGATTTGTCAAACATGCTGGATCCTTATTATGAATTAAGGGAGGCACGCAAATGATCAATTTCACAATTCCATTAGAACCGAAAACAAAGAAGAACAGCCAGCGGATCATCACGCGCAGGGACCGCTACGGAAGACCGCGGCCGATGATCATCCCGAGTCAGAGCTACATGGAATATGAGCGGGAGGCGGTCAAGTTCTGTCCGAAAACAGGAATCGATTATGCGGTCAACGTGCGGGCGTTTTACTTCCGGAAGAAGCACCACAGGGTGGACTTGACGAACCTGGAATCTGCTTTGATGGATGTACTGGTGAAAGCAGGAACGTTGAAGGACGACAGCTGCAGCATTGTGTGGTCAACGGACGGATCGCGGGTATTTTTTGATGCAGACAATCCGCGGACAGAAATCGAGATCACAGCAGTTATAAAAACCGAAAAACCGAACGGTTTTAGTTGAGAGGTGGCAGATGAGTAAAGATTCATTTATAGCATATTTTGAATGGGAGGAAAACTGCGAAGACTTGACTGATGACGAGTTCGGAAAGCTCATGAGGGCGGTTTTTCAATACGCAAAAAACGGCTTAAAACCAACGTTTTCTGACCGAACCATGAAGGCTTGCTGGAAGCCGATCATGCAGGCGGTGAAGCGGACGCAGGACTCCTATGAAGCGAAGTGCGAGAAGAACCGGGAGAACGGGAAAAAGGGAGGGCGACCGAAGAAAACCGAGGAGCTAGAAAAAACCGAAAAAGCGAATGGTTTTTTTCAAAACCCTCCTGAACCTGAACGTGAACGTGAACGTGATCCTGAACCTGAACGTGAACGTGGTCGTGGTCGTGAACCTGAGTGGACCGCGGCAAAGCCGCGCACGACACTCACCACCACCACATCTGAGGAAATCGTTCTCTCCTGGAACGAACAACCATGCACCCGAAATATTCAGTCTGCTCTTCAACCGGATAAGCGCAGAGACCGGACCGAGATGGCAATGACTATCGCTGGAGGCGCGGACGGCCTTTTGCAGCTTATATCCGGTTTGAGTGATCAAGCATATTTCAAAGACCGAAACGTGGATTACGACTGGTTTGTGGATCCGAAGAACTTTCAGAACATTCTGGAGGGTAAATATAAGGAACCGCGCAAGAAGAAGGAGGGATGGGAATGACACGAGAAGAAATAAAAGATTTTCTGATCGAGATCAAATCATTCTATCCGCGGTTTGCGCTGGTGGATCCGGATGACTACACCGTCCGGACGCAGACGCTGGATGCCTGGTATGACATGATCGGGTTCCGCGACAAAGAGGAATGCAAACGGATTCTGCAGGCGCACATCGCAGGTCCGAACGGTGACAAGGTTCCTGGCATCAGCACATTTGCCGGAGGGCGGCAGAGCTCAAAGGCAATTGGCACGGCATGGATCCGGAACGGTCTGATCTATTGGAAGCCCGACCTGAACAAGGACACGCTGACATTCGGTGCAGTGTGGGACGGGGCAGCATACAGGGATAATGAGGGGCGGCTCTGGGCCGCTCCGGAGGAGGAATAAATGGACATTGAGAAAATCAAAACACATATGTGCGCCAACTACTGCAAGCACTTTGCAGAGATCCGCGCAACATTTGAGGACATCGACCGCGGCCAGGAAGAGCTGGACAGGATCTGTGAACACTGCCCGCTGAATGAGCTGGAGGATGTCGGATTTGGTAGTGCAGTAAAAATTTCAAAGAACGACAAGGTCATCATCGAATCAACGGTCTGGCTCAAAAACGATGTTTTTAGCGAGATAGCGGAAACCATCAAAAAACAGTTTAATGAATCGCAACTGGTCTTTCTTCCGCATGGGATAACGGCAAAGGTCATTTCAAGTGATGTGATTCCATGCGAAGACTGCAAATGGTGGGACGATAAATATGAGGCGGAAAGATGCACTCACGATTTTGGCTGCAGATGGGCGAAGCCGAATAATTTCTGCGGTTATGCAGAGAGGAGGACGGAATGAGCGGAGATATTATGGAATTTCCAGAAACTGTGGAAGAGTTTATGGAAGAATACAAAATGGTTGACAAGCATGAAATTTATAGCAACGGAACGGAATATGTTCCGATCTTCCGTATGGAGCAATGGTTTGAACATTGCAAAGCACAATCAGCCAATGCAAAGAGATACATTGATGCAGATGCGTTAATTGCAAAATGGGAAGAAGATATAAAACATATCCCAAATGCGAGTTTTAGAGCGATGATGCAAGGTGCTATAAATGAAGTTTCAAACGCACCGACCGCCGATGTGGTACCGATTGAATGGATTAAAGAGCAGAAAGATAAATGCGTTCCGTATTCGATAACAGAAGTCACACTTAAGCACTTACTCGCAGAGTGGGAAAGGAGAGAGGATGAGTTATATAAGTGATTACGAACACGGCGGCGATCCGTTTGAGTACGAACAGTGCTGCGCGGAGGAAAACAGGAAAGACCGAATCGAGCGTGAGGAGTATTACAGGGAGGAAGATGATGATAATTAAAATCGCTTTAGGTGTGATGCTGGGCGTGCTGTTCCTGATCATAGCGTTCATTATAACGGCGGTGATCGGAGCGGGCATCGTACACATGCAGGACAGGATTGAGGAGCCGCCGCGTAGGACTAGAACAAGGATTCGTCCGGAAGCAGACAGTTATAAACGCATGCAGGAGATCAAAAGAAAAGCAAAGGAAAACCATCCGGAGCATTGGAAGGAGGAAGAAAGATGAAAGTTAAGGTGACATTGAAGCAGCAATATAACGAGATCGTGCTGGTATTTCGAGGCTGGCAGACAGCGCAGGAATGGGCAGAGGAGGCCCTGCTTTCCGGCGAGAACGTAAAGGTCACGATGGAGGAAGAACCGGAGCTGCTGCAGGAAGTGCAGCAGCCGCTCCAGGACACAGACTTTGACGATTGAGGTGAGGCAGATGACGGCGAAACAGTATCTCCGGAAGATGTTCTACTTTCAAAAGACGATCATTGCAAAGCAAAAACAGATTGAGGAGCTGCGCCTGCTGGCGGAATCAACAGGCGCGATCCGATATGACAAAGATCGGGTGATCACTTCCTTGCCACAAGCGGCAGGATATGAAGACAAGGTCGCGGCTTTAGTTGATGCGGAGCACCGGCTGCTGGAAGATATACAAACACTTGTGGAGATGTACGACACGGGCTGGCAGTTGATAGACAGCCTGGAAGATCCGATCGACAGAATTCTGATGGCGATGCGATATATTAACCACATGCGATGGGAGGAAATCGCGCAGGAGCTGGGATGCACAGTCGATCATGTATATTACAGACACCGGCACGCGCTAAAAAAAATTAAAAAATTACAGTAAATATCAGTATTGCGTGTGGTAATATACTACCGTGGAAGAATACACAGGGGCGGCCTGCACGGGCCGTCCTTTGTTTTGTCACGAAATAAAAACGGGTGGTTCGCATGGCGAGGGAGTTTGCGGGGAATTTTTATAAAACAGCTGCGTGGAAGAAACTTCGCGACAGCTATATTAAGTCGGTCGGCGGACTTTGCGAGCGGTGTTATGCCGCCGGAATAATCCGGCACGGCGACACGATACATCACAAAATCCACTTGACACCGGAGAACATAAACGATCCGGCCGTTACGATGAACCCGGAAAACCTGGAACTGCTCTGCAGACGGTGCCACGCAGACGTGCATCGGAAGAACCAGCTGCGTTACCAGGTAGATGAAGCAGGAAGGGTCACAGCATACGATGGCGAGTTATGACGATGGAAAATTGCAGATTGTGGACTGGATCCAGCGCACGTTTGAAACAGGAAGCACGTGCCTCGATGTAGGGGCCTGCGACGGAAAATGGCGGAGATTAGTCGGCGATCATTTAATCATGGACGCCTGCGAGATCTGGGAGCCGAATATTAAACAATACAGGCTCGAGGAACAATACAGGAACGTATTCAACTGCGATATTACAAAGCTAAAATATGACTGGTATGACCTGATCATTTTCGGAGATGTAATCGAGCACATCGAAGTCCAGGAGGCACAACGGGTGCTGATCGAAGCGGCAAAGAAATGCCGGGACCTGATCATCGGCGTGCCGTTCCTTTATCAGCAGGGTGAGATCTACGGGAATCCATACGAGCGGCACATCCAGGATGACTTGACGGACGCGTTGTTCCGGGAACGTTATCCCGGCTTCACGTTGTTATTTGAAGCGCGCACAGATTATTTTTATTATCACAAAGATCCGAGAGGAGCCCAGCCCCCCTGGTCCGCGATCATTTAGGACCCGGCGGAGACCGAGGGGAGGAGTCGAGAAGAACTGATCGAAGAACGCGCGAGTTTTTGGAAAGCGAGGAAAGTTATGGCGAAAATTGCGAAGTTGCAGGAAGTAGCCGTGAGCAAGCTCAAGCCTTATGAGCAAAATGCGAAAATACACGGCCCGGAACAGATCGAAAAGCTAAAAAGAAGCATTCAAGAATTCGGTTTTTTAACCCCGTGCCTGATAGACAAGGATTACAACCTGATCGCAGGACACGGCCGCGTGATGGCGGCTCAGGAGCTAGGAATTGAAAATGTGCCGTGCGTATTCATAAACGATTTGAGTGAAACGCAGCGCAGAGCTTATATTTTAGCAGACAACCGACTCGGCGAGCTGGGCGAGTGGGACATGGACCTTGTAAATGCAGAGCTTGATGAATTAGCAGGCGCAGGATTTGAGGTCGAGCTAACGGGATTTGACTGGGACAGTACGGCAAAGATTGATGCGTTTGAGGACGACTATGATGCAGAAGGCGAAGAAGCGGCCGCGCTGGAACCAACGACAAAACCAGGAGACATCTGGCAGCTTGGAGACCATCGCCTGATGTGCGGCGATAGCACATCCCAGGAAGACATGGACCGGCTCTTTGATGGCGAGCTGGTCGATATGGTATTCACCGATCCGCCGTATGGCGTGGCGATCGGAAGCAAAAATGCGGAAATCAATTCCGTGGACCCTGGCCGTGGCGGGAGAATCAACGAGGATATCGAAGGAGACACATTGACGCCGGACCAGCTATACAAAATGCTGGTGGCTGCAATGGCGGAGCTTCGAGAACACGCGCATGATTATTGTTCTTTTTACGTGAGCGCACCGCAAGGCGGAGAGCTCGGACTTATGATGCTGCAGATGATGGCAGACGCCGGGCTTCCGGTAAGACACCAACTGATCTGGGTGAAATCGGCCGCGAATTTTAGCATGGGGCGGCTGGACTATGATTACAGGCATGAGCCTGTATTTTATACGTGGACAAAAAGCCACCGGTTCCGCGGAGGATATGACAACACGGTGATTGATGATTCCGGCCGGTTGGAAGACCTCGGAAAAAGTGAGCTGAAAGAACTTGTTCATGCTTTGCGCGGAGACGGAAAGACGTCCACGATTTATTGCGACAAACCACTGCACAACGACCTGCATCCGACCATGAAACCGGTGCGGCTCGTTTCACGGTTTATATATAATTCAAGCGAAGAAGGAGACATCGTCGCGGATATATTCGGAGGAAGCGGCACGACGATGATCGCCTGCGAGCAGCTAAAAAGAAAATGCAGAATGATGGAACTGGATCCACATTACTGCGACGTAATAATTGACCGTTGGGAAACCTTCACGGGGAGAGAGGCGGTGCTGGTAAATGGCAAAAAATAAAATGAGCCTGCAGGAACAGGCAACAAAAATATTAGAGCAAGCGGAAGAACGGGGCGTTTCAAGTAACTTTTTCTTTGTAACGACCTTTAAGAGATACCAGGTGCAGATGCGCATCCTTTCAGACTTGGAGAAATCCATCGAAGAACACGGCGCAACTGTCACGAAGGAATATGTGAAGGGCAGACAAAACCTGGTGGCAAACCCGGCTATTACAGAATATAACAAAACCGCGACGGCAGCAAACGGAACCGTCTCCACGCTGATTAATATCATGAAAACGCTTACCGGAGAAGACCAGAGCGGAAGCAAGCTGCAGGATTTGATTGCTTCGTTGTCCGATGAATAATTATATCTACGAATACTACCAGCAGATCGTGGACGGAACGGCCTGCGTGGGGCAATGGATCCGTGCGGTCTATGAAATCATCATAAAGGGACTGGACAACAAGTCCTTTTTTTATAACTACAAAAAAGCAAAAGCGGCGATCTTGTTCATTGAGAACTTCTGCCACCACCATGAAGGCGAACTCGCGCCGGGGAAGATAACGCTGGAGCTTTGGCAAAAAGCATTTGTATCAATCCTTTTCGGAATAGAAGATGCGGCCGGAAATCGGCAATTTCGCGAAGTTTTTTTTGTAGTGGCAAGGAAGAACGGCAAGACACTCCTGGCGGCCGCTATTGCTGCATATTGCACGTTCCTTGATGGAGAATATGGCGGGCGCATTTATTTTGCAGCACCGAAGCTCGAGCAGGCGAACCTTTGCTTTGAGGCATACCACCAGATGATCTTGCAGGAGCCGGAGCTCGATGCGATGGCACAAAAACGCCGGACGGATATTTACGTCAAGAAATGGAACGCAACAGCAAAACCGCTGGCATTTTCCGCAAAGAAGTCCGACGGCCTGAACGTTTCGCTGGCGATCGCAGACGAGTGCTCCAGCTGGCAGGGTGATGCAGGCCTGAAGTTTTATGAAGTTATAAAGTCGTCATTTGGAGCAAGGCGTCAACCGATCTTGCTGGCAATGTCAACAGCGGGCTATATAAACGATGGCCTGCATGACGAGCTAATGAAGCGATCCACGCGTTTTTTATTGGGAGACAGTAAAGAGACCAGGCTGCTCCCGATCTTGTATATGATAGACGATGTGGACAAATGGAACGACATCAACGAGCTGCGCAAAGC